TGCCGACTACGAGCGCCAGGTGCTGGACGCCATGGCCCGCGATGGCGGCAAGCCCAACCTGAATATGACCGGCTCGACCTACGACATCCAGCCTGTCGTCATTGTGCCGTCTGGTAGTTGGAATCTCTGATGCGCACCGCGGCCAAGAGCAAGACCCGCAACCGCGGGCCGGTCAGCCTGTCCGCCAGTATTCCGGCGCCAGTTGGCGGGTGGAACGCCCGCGATTCGCTGGCCGAGATGCCGGCCGGGGATGCTGTCTCCTTGGTGAACTACTTCCCGGCCACCACGGAGTGCGTGCTGCGCTTCGGATATTCGGAGCATGCAACCGGCTTGCCCGGCCAGGTGGAAACGCTGATGGAGTACGCCGGGGGGAATGCCTCTGAACTGTGGGCAATTGCGGGGGGTGGCGTTTATGACGTGACCAGCCCCGGCGCAGTGGGTGCCGCAGCCGTGTCGGGCTTGTCCAACTCGCGCTGGCAATGCGCGAACTTCGCCAACGGCTCGGGCAGCAACTGGCTCATCATGGCCAACGGCGCCGATAACCCGTATTCCTATGACGGTTCGACCTGGGGCAACCCCGCCATTACCGGCCCGACCGCATCGAACCTGAATAACCCGATTGTGTTCAAGAACCGGCTCTGGTTCATCGAGCGCAACACCCTGAAGGCGCACTACCTGCCCACGCTTGCCATTGCCGGCGCAGCCAGCCCCGTGGATATGTCGGGCGTGGCGCAGTTGGGCGGCTATCTGGTGGCGCACGCAACCTGGACGATTGATGCCGGCACGGGGGTGGATGACTACTACGTGGCGGTGACGTCCAAGGGTGAGGTGATCGTCTATCAGGGCACCGACCCGGCCTCGGCCGACACCTGGGCCTTGAAGGGCGTCTGGAGAATCGGCGCCCCGGTGGGATCGCGTTGCTTGACCAAGCTGGGCGGGGATTTGCTCATCATCTGCCAGGACGGCGTGTTGCCCCTGTCGGCGGCATTGCAATCCTCGCGGGTCAATCCGCGGGTGGCGCTGACGGACAAGATCCAGTCCGCGATTTCGCAAGCCGTGACCAGTTACGGCGCCACCTTCGGCTGGGAGGCGTTCTATTTCCCCGGTGAGAACCAGCTCTGGATCAATGTCCCGGTGAGTGTCGGCTCCCAAGAACAGTACGTGATGAACACCATCACCCGTAACTGGGGGCAGTACCAGGGCTGGGCCGCCAATACCTTCTGCCTGTTTCAGGACCAGCCGTATTTCGGCGGAAATGGGGTGGTGTGCAAGGCGTGGGACACCAATTCCGATAATGGCGTGAACATCAATGGCGCCGGCCTGCAGGCCTTCCAGCACTTTGGTGCGCCCGGCAACGTCAAGCGCTTCACCATGATTCGCCCGATCCTGAGAACCACCGGCACGCCGTCCCTGGGCGGGTCGATGAACATTGATTTTGACACTACCAGCAACACCTCCAGCCTGTCGTTCTCCCCTGTGGCTGCGGCGACCTGGGATAGCGCAACGTGGGACAGCGGCATCTGGTCGGGCCTGCAGGTGCTGCAGAGCTGGCAGGGCGTGTCGGGTGTTGGGTATTACGCCGCCCCGCAACTGCGCGCTTCGGCCAATGGAATCGAAGTGCGCTGGGTGTCCACGGATGTGGTGTTTGAGCGGGGATCCATCCTGTGATCGTCACCGGGGAGGACGTCTGCCGCTGGGTGGCCGAACGAACCGGAGGCAGCTACTACCCGGGTTCCGGGTCGGGCATTGGTTGCATGAAGGACGGCCAATTGGTGGCCGGCGTCCTGTTCGACAACTGGACCGGCCGGGCGCTGCAGATGCATGTGGCAAGCGATGGCACGAGGCGCTGGATGACGCGGGAGTTCCTGCGCGCCGTGTTTGCATACCCCTTCGAGCAACTGAAGCTGAACAAGGTAATCGGCGTGGTGGATTCCACCAACGCTGACGCTCTGCGTTTCGACCATCACCTTGGCTTTGTGACCGAAGCCGTCATCAAGGACGCCGGCAAGCATGGTGACCTGCACATTCTGAGCATGACCCGGCAGCAATGCCGCTTTTTGAGGAACTGACCACATGGGCAAATCTTCGGCGCCGCCGACTCCCGACTATGCCGGCGCAGCGCAAGCGACCGCACAGGGCAATCTTGACGCCGCCCGTACCGCGACCAAGGCCAACCGGGTCAATTACAACACCCCCTATGGCTCGTTGAACTACAGCCAGAACCCGAACGATCAAGACCTGTGGACGGCAAACGTTTCGCTTGATCCAAGCCAGCAGCAATTGCTCAATCAGCAGAACAAGTCGGCAATTGGATTGGCTGGCTTGCAGGATCAGGCGGTGGGGCGCGTGGATCAAACCCTGTCCAACCCGTTTGACTACGGTTCTGTGCAGGACGTGCAGGATGCGGCTTACAAATCCTATACCGACCGGCTTGACCCGCAATGGGGCCAGCGCGAATCAGCATTGGAGACGAAGCTGGCCAACCAGGGCATTGCCCGCGGTTCCGAGGCCTATACCAATGCCATGCGCGACTTCAATAACGGTCGCAATGACGCCTACAGCCAGGCACAGGTCAGCGCGATCAACACCATGCCGCAGACCATGCAGTTGGCCTCTGCCCTGCGCAACCAGCCGCTGAACGAGTTGAACGCGCTGCGCACTGGTTCGCAAGTCACGAACCCGACCTTCTCCAATGTGCCGCAGCAGGCGACCACGGCAGGGGCGGACATGCTGGGCGCAACGACTGCCGGATACAACGCTCAGTTGGGCGCGACGAACGCCAGCAATGCGGCCAGCGGGAACTTCATGAATGGACTGATGGGCCTCGGCGGTTCGCTGGGTGGCGCGGCAATGGGCGCTGGTGGATGGGGCGGCTTGCTGTCCATGGCGGCATCGGATGCCCGCTTGAAGTCCAACATCAAACGCATTGGCAAGTACAAGCACCACAACGTCTACTCTTACATCAAGAGCGGCAGGCGGGAGGTGGGTGTGATGGCCCAAGAGGTCATGCAAACCAACCCCGGCGCTGTCCACATCCGGCCGGACGGCTACTTGATGGTGAATTACTCGGCGCTCTAACGGCGATGCATCTTGACAAGGCAATCCGCATAAGCAGGAGTGCCCTTTTCAAGCCCGAGATTGCGGCATGTGGTGCCGTAGCGCTCTTCCAAGACGCCGCTGTAGTCAGGAGGCGTAGTCGTACAGGCAGACACAAGCAGCACAAGCAACGGCAATACATAACGCATAGTTATCCTCTCCCTTGAGGCACAAGAATGGCGACTCAGACTGATTATTTTATGGCTCCCGGCGCCTTTGACGCGGATGCAGAGCAACTGCGCCGGCGCAAAGCCTTTGCCGATCTGCTGACCCAACAAGGGCAGCAGCCGCTGCAAGGCCAGATGGTATCAGGCCACTATGTTGCCCCATCGTGGACCCAGCAACTGGCCCGCGGACTGAATACCTATCTCGGCGCAAAAGAGAATAAAACGGTTGCTGACGAAATGCAAAAGCTGGGCGAGCAGCGGCGCGGCGAGAGTGTTGCGGAATCGCAGAAGCTGGCCGATGCCATGTTCGGCCGTCAGGCACAGACCATTCAGCCGGCCACGCCCAATGATGACGAAGGCAACGCCAACGCCCCGGTTCAGGTGCCAGCGCAGCAGCGCGACCTGGCAGAAGCCCTGCGCATCGCCCAAAACTCGCGTAACCCTGGCTTGCAGCACATCGGCGCCGCGATACCCGGCATGATCCAGCAGGAGCGCACCCTAGCGGACAACCGGGCTGCGCGTGCCGCGGAACTCAAGCTGCGCACGGAAGAAAACGCCCGCCTGCAGCAGGAGCGCATCCAAGCGCAGCAGGAGGCGGCAAGGGAGCGCCAGCAGTTCGCCGCGCAGCAAGCCGCCGCACAGCGCGAGCAGCAAGCACAGATGGCCCGCCTGCAAGCGTCGTTGCGCCCCGAACCCATGATGACCGTCCTCGGCCCGCAGGGCGAGCCCGTGTCCCTGCCCCGCTCGCAAGCGGCCGGCATGACGCCATATAACCCGACCGCAGCCAAACAGATTCAGGCAGAGGCCAAGCAAAAGACAGCCAAGGGCGAAGTCAATGAGATTGTGTCGCAACTGGCGCAGTCCTACGACACCCTCAAGAAAGAGGGCGGCGTGACTTCCACGGGGGGCGGCATGCTGACCAACCTCGGTGCCCGTCTGGGCAATACCAGCGTGGGCCAAGTCATCGGAAGCGTAGCCGGCACCAAGAGCCAGCAAGCGCGCGACACTATTGCGCAGACCCGGCCGCTGCTGCTGAACGCCATCAAGAACGCCACCGGCATGAGCGCGCAGCAGATGAACAGCAACGCCGAGATGCAGCTATACCTGAAAGCAGCGACCGATCCGGCGCTGGGCTATGAAGCCAACCTGAACGCCCTGCGCAACCTCGACAAGCTGTATGGCCTGGGACTGGTCGGCGCAGAAGCGGCACCGGCACAGGTGGCAGCAAGCGGTATGCCTTCGCAGTCCGCCATTGACGCTGAAATCGCCCGCCGCAGGGGAGGCAAGTAATGGATCTGTCCAAGCTGTCGGACGCCGATCTGCTGGCTGTGAAAGCCGGCGACCTATCCAAGGTCTCGGAGGCTGGTTTGCTGGCGTTGAAAGGTGCGCCCGAGCCGTCATTGATGGATGGGGTCAAGCAAGTTGGAAAGGATATGGCTGCGGGCGCAGTGCGTGGAGCGGGGTCGATTGGCGCCACGATCCTGGCCCCGGTGGACGCTGCCGCCCGTGCCATGGGCGTACAGAACAGCTTCATCGGCCGCACGGATCGCCGTGAAGCGATGGATGCCGGCTTGCGCTCGCTGGGCGCCGATACCGATTCGCTGGCCTACCAGGGCGGCAAGCTGGGCGCGGAAATCGCTGGCACCGCGGGTGTAGGCGGGGCGCTGGCCAAGGGCGTGGCGACGATTCCTGCGGTGGCAAGCAAAGCCCCGCTGCTGGCTGAAGCCTTGCGCACGTCCGGAATGAATCTCGGCGGCACGACCGGCAGCAAGCTGGCCGACATGGGCCTGCGAATGGCCGCGGGTGGCGCCACGGGGGCCGCTTCGGCCGGCCTCATCAACCCCCAAGATGCCGCCGCGGGCGGGGCCATTGGTGCGGCCTTGCCTCCTGCCATGGCCGCGGGCGCCAAACTGGGCGAAGCGGTGGGCAGCAAAGTGGCATCCCGGTATGCCGATGCCTTGGCCAAGTACAACCGCAATGCGCCGCTGAACCAGACCGTGAAAGAGTCGATTGACGCCGGGTATGTGATCCCGCCCAACATGGTCAACCCTTCCTTCAAGAACCAGGTGATCGAGTCGATTTCCGGAAAGCAGGCAACGGAACAACTTGCGTCGACCCGCAACAGCGACACCACCGCAAAACTGGTGCGTGAGTCGCTGAAGATGGCAGACGATGCGCCCCTGTCGCGCAGCGCCCTGGAGTCCATCCGCAAGGCCGAAGGCGGCACCTATGCCAAGGTAGCCGGGCTGTCGCAGCAAGCGGCAGATGACCTCGAAGCACTCAAAATCGCCCGCAACGATGCGCAAGGATGGTTCAAGGCCTACAACCGTTCGGCCAGCCCCGACGACCTGGCCAAAGCCAAGGCCGCGCGCACGCTTGCTGAGACGCTGGAACAAAGCCTGGAGCAGCACGCCAAGGCTGCGGGACAAGATGAATTGATCCCGGCGCTGAAAGAAGCGCGCAAGCAGATCGCCAAGACCTACACGGTGGAACGTGCGCTTCATGAAGGCAGCGGTACCATCGACGCGCGGGTGCTGGGCCGGATGTACGACAAGGGCTCACCCCTGTCCGACGGCCTGGATACGGTGGGCAAGTTTGCCAGCGCTTTTCCGAAGGTGGCGAAGACGGCCGAATCGGTGGGAAGCCCCGCGGCACACAACCTCAAATCGCTGGCCTCGGTCCTGATGGGCGGTGGTGGTATGGCGGCCGGTGGCCCGGTGGGCGCGGTGGCAGGTGCGGCCTATCCCTTCCTGGCCCCGCCTGTGGCGCGTTCCATCATGTTCAGGAAAGGCGCGCAGGAAGCCTTGGTGCAAGGGGCGCCGCAGATGGGCAATGCCGCCAAGCTGGCCGAACTGCTGCAAAACCCGGAAATGCAATTGCTGCTGGCGCGTTCGGCGCCGGCTATTGTGGCCGACCGATAGCCTTGAACAGGCCGTAGAGGAAGGAAGCCAGGACCAAGACCGCGAACTTGATCAGCTTGTAAGTCAAATAACTCATTCGGTGATTCTGAACCCCGCTTAGCAGCGATGCAAGCGGGGTTTGTCATAAATGTGAAGCGAGTTTGCGCTGCTTCTCCCTTATGGCGTGGCATGCGCGGCATGAGCGGCCGCGCTTGTGGATGTAGGTGTTCTCGGCGTCGAACGGATGTCCATGTTTGCAGTGAGTTTTGCTTTTATTGCGCTGGCCATTGGCGGCGCCTCCCAGTGCAAGGCCGTCCTTATAGACCCTCCGCTTGGAATCAATGACTTCTGCAAACGGCAATCCCTTGCGAGCGCGGTCAACGATGGTGTCGGTCTTCAGGCCGTACTTCTCGGCCAGCTCGCAGGCGAGGTAATCGACGCCTTCGATGATTACTCGGCGGCTAACGCGCTGGTTCCTCTGCTGGGTTTGACGGTCTGCCCATCGGCAGTTCGACGGCTCGTAGTTCCCGTTGCAGTCAATGCGGTCAAGGCTGTGGTCGGTTGGGCGCGGACCCATGTCCGCCACAAAGTTGTGGAAGCCAGTCCGTGGCTCAAGCCATCGATTGCATACCTCAATCCCTCTGCCGCCGTAGTCATTGAATTGCTTGTTGCTGACCACGTAGCAGCGGTTCTTCATCGAAGTCCAGACATGGTAGAGCGGGTGCGGATTTTTGAAAGGCACAGGGGATTACCTCCTGCGCTCATTGTAGATGTTCAATGGCTAAGGAAGCAAGACTATGCCCTATAACGGATCAGGCTCATATCAACTGCCGGCCGGTAATCCGGTCGTGACTGGCTCGACCATCTCCAGCACCACCCACAACAACACCATGTCGGACATTGCGTCAGCCCTGACCAATGCCATGACCAAGGACGGCCAGAGTACGCCCACGGCCAACCTCAAGATGGGCGGCTTCAAGCATACCGGCCTGGGCGCGGGTTCTGCTGCGACCGATTCCGCCAATCTCGCACAGGTGCAGGGCAATGCCTATTGCTGGCTCGGCACGGGTGGCGGCACCGCGGATGTGATTACCGCTTCGGCTTCGCCTACGCTGACCGCCTACGCTGCCGGCCAGGTGTTTCGCTTCCTGTCATCGGGCGCGAATACGACCAATGTCACGCTCAACATCGACGGGCTGGGCGCGAAGGCAGTCACCAAGAACGGGACTACTGCACTGGCCGCAGGCGACATTCCGGCCGGTGCGCTGTGTGAAGTGGTGTATGACGGCACGCAGTTCCAGTTGCTTGGCGTGGTGGCAGACCGCCTCAAGCGTGCCGGCGACACACTGACCGGAGCCCTGAATGCTGCAGCAACCGCCACGGTTGCCTCGGCTACCACTTGCGACATCGGCGCGGCAACTTCCAACTCCGTCATCATCAGCGGCACCACCACCATTACCGGGCTGGGCACGATTGCGGCCGGCGCAGTGCGGGATGTGGCCTTCTCCGGCGCGCTCACGCTGACGCACAACGCCACCTCCCTGATTCTGCCGGCCGGCGCGAGCATCACAACTGCGGCCGGCGATACCGCGTCCTTCGTGTCGCTCGGTTCGGGCAACTGGCGCTGCCTGTCCTACCAGAAGGCGGACGGCACGCCTCTTAAGCTCGGGACCAACAGCCTTGGCAACAGCGGCTATCAGAAGCTCCCCGGTGGGCTGATTCTGCAATGGGGGCGCGGCACGACCGCCAGCGGCACGGCATCCGTGACATTTCCGGTCGCTTTCCCGAGTGCCTGTTTTGCGGTTGTTCCGGGCTGGAACATGGGCAGCAACCAGAGCGCCAGCGCCATTGAGGCAAGCACTCCGACGACGACCGGCTTCTCGGTGTTTTCCTCTCCGACCTACGCATTCGATTTCTTCTGGATAGCCCTCGGCAACTAAGGAACAGACATGGGACAAAAGTTTGCGGCCTACAACGAGGCCGGGAAGATCGTCGGCTTCTACGACGACGAAATCCATTCATCCATTCCCGAGGCATCCATCGCCATCACGGACGAGCAGTGGCAGGACTGCATTGCTCATCAGGACAAGTGGCAAGTGGCAGCAGGGGAATTGACCCTGGCGCCGGCCGTGGCGCCCACGGTGGAGCAGTTGATTGCCGCCAACATCGTCGCAGTCCAGAAAGAACTGGACCGCAGGGCGCAAGAGAAGGGCTACGACAACATCGTGTCGGCCTGCTCGTATGCCGCGCAAGAAGCTGGTGCGCCGTTCCAGGCCGAAGGCGCCGCCTTCCTGCAATGGCGCTCTGCCGTCTGGACGCAAGCCTATGCCGTGCTGGCTGAAGTCCAGGCAGGCAACGCTGCCATGCCATCCCCCGCCGAAGCGGTGGCGATGATGCCGATTCTCTCCCTCCCTGCCTAAAGGCCCACCATGACCGACAACGCATTGACCCGTACTGCAGACGCTGGAGCCGCAGGTATTGCGGGCCTCTCCTTCCTTGGCTATCTCCCTTCGATTGCGGCAGCGTTGTCGATTCTATGGCTGTGCATCCAGATCGGAACCTGGATTTATCGGCAATTCAAGGGCCAAAACGGATGAACCGCGACCAGCTCTGCGCCGACCTTGAGCGCGACGAGGGGCTGCGGCTCAAGCCCTATCTCGACAGCGTAGGCGTGCTGACCATCGGCATCGGCCGCAACCTGCAAGACGTTGGCATCACCAAGGCCGAAGCCTACATGCTGCTGGGTGCGGACATCGATACGGCCTGCGGTGTACTGGATCGAAATTTACCGTGGTGGCGCGACCTGTCCGAAGCGCGACAGCGCGCAGTCGTCAACATGTGCTTCAACTTGGGCATTACGCGCCTGCTGGGGTTTTCCAAGGCGCTGGCGGCCTTGAAAGCAGGGCAGTACGAAGAAGCCGCCCGCCAGTTTCTTGATTCGCGCTGGGCAACACAAGTCGGCCAGCGCGCCCAACGCATAGCAGAACTGATCCGCAAGGGGTGAGCCATGCTCGACTTCGAAACCGCAATCCAGATCCTGGCGCTGATTTTCGGAATGATCTTCAGCTCGTTCGGCTTAGCCTTCCTGATCGACTGGCTGTTTTCCTTTCATGAACCGGAGGATGAAGAATGAATCCCCTGCTGCTCGGCCCGTTGCTTGAGATTGGAAAAGGCCTGATCGACCGCCTGATGCCAAACCCGGAAGAAAAGGCCAAGGCGGAATTGGAGTTGCTGAAGATGGCACAGGACGGCGACCTTAAAACTGTCCTTGCTCAGCTCGACATCAACGCCAAGGAGGCGCAAAGCCCCAGCCTGTTTGTCTCGGGTGGCCGCCCGTTCTTCCTGTGGATTGGCGGGGTTGGATTTGGCTATGCCGTGCTGCTGCAGCCGCTGTTGGCTTGGGTGGCGCAGATCAAGGGTTGGCCGCTTCCGCCCGTGCCGGATGTGGATTTGCTGTGGGTGGTGGTGTCGGGCCTGCTCGGTATATCTGGCATGCGCTCGGTGGAGAAGGTCAAAGGCGTTGCTTCGAAATAGAGGATCGCATGGCCAAGCCCAAGAAGCTGGTTCCTGAAGACTGCATGCCGCGCTGCTCGACCTGCGCCTTTGCTGAACTGGAAGGCGAGGGCGGGGTATGCCACCGTTACCCGCCAAAGTTCGTGATGGACGAGGGTGAGGTGAACACAGGCTTCCCAATGATCGTCGCGGAAGACTGGTGCGGCGAATACAAAAGGGCGCTGCAATCATGATCGACACCCGCCTGAAAGACTACGCCACGCCTCGACAGTTGGAGTTTCTGGAAGCGGTGGAGAAAGAAGGCAGTTGGCGCAAAGCCGCCTTGGCTCTGAACATCAATGAGCGCACCTTGTCGCGCTCCCTGGAATCGCTGAAGAACAGGGCTGCAAAGCAGGGACACAGCCCCGAGCACGACATGACGCACACCGTGCCGGACGGCTTCAATGTCAAGGGCGTGTCCACCTACTACAACAAGGATGGCAAGCCTGCCGCCCAGTGGGTCAAATCCACCGCCGATCAGGAACGCCAGCGCGAGCTGATGCAGGCCGCATTTGAAGCGATGGCCGACGAGTTGCCGCGCCAGGCGCCGATTCCCGGCCCGCCGATGACGCATGCGCAACTGGCCAATCTCTACACCTTCACCGATTCGCATGTGGGCATGTTGGCATGGCACAAGGAGAATCTTGACCGCGACGGGGATTGGGATTTGTCGATTGCCGAGAAGACGCTGACCGGCTGCTTTGACTTCATGATCGAAGCTGCGCCGGCCGCAAAGGTTGGAATTGTGGCGCAATTGGGCGATTTTCTCCATTCTGATGGCATGAAGGCAATCACGCCGACCTCTGGCCATTTGCTCGATCAGGACGGCAGATTCCCCAAGGTCGTTCAAACCGCCATTCGCATCCTGCGCCGCATCGTCAATTCGGCCCTGGCCAAGCATGAACAGGTGATCGTGTTGATGGCAGAGGGCAATCACGATCTGGCCTCGTCGGTCTGGCTGCGCGCCATGTTCCGCGCCCTGTACGAGAACGAGCCGCGTGTGACGGTGATTGATTCGGAACTACCGTACTACGTGTATCAGCACGGGCAGACCATGCTGGCGTGGCATCACGGCCATCTGGCGAAGAAAGAGTCGCTGCCGCTGATCTTCGCCGCGCAGTTCCCCAAGGTGTGGGGCAGCACGGAGCGGCGCTACATCCACATCGGCCACTTGCACCATGTGGACGAGAAAGAGCATCCGGGCGTGCACGTCATCCAGCACCCGACCCTGGCGGCACGCGATGCCTATGCCGCAAGAGGCGGGTGGATCTCAGAGCGGCAATGCCGGGTGATTACCTATCACGACGCGCTGGGAGAAGTGGCGCGCAATACAGTTCGACCTGAAATGGTGGCGTAAATATGGGACTTCTTGACGGAACCTTTGCCTCGCTTGGCAATAATGGCGGCTTGCTCGGTGACGGTGGCGGCAACAAGCTGGCGCAAGCGCTGTTGGCGCGAAACTCAGCCTACGCGCTGCCGCCCTCGGTCATGACTGGCAGCTATCAGACCAAGCTCAACCCCTTGCAGGAACTTGCCTTCCAGTCATGGGTGAAGAAAAATGGTATCCCTTTCGACCCGTCCCCTGCTGCTGACTACGACATGCGCGGCTTCTACCGTGCCATGCTGTACGGCGATCCTGAGGCCAAGACCACCATGAATGCCAATGATGGCATGCCGCACTTCATTGATCGATTCAAGACGCCTTACCACGAGTCGTTCTCGGCAGAGAGCCAATGGGCCAAGCCGGGCGCTCCAACATGGAACGAACTCGACCAGCTTGTACTGCCAAGCGGGAAGGTGGTCTTCGATGAACGCAAGAAATTCGGCAAATAAGGGGCGGCCATGGGATTGATGAATGGACTGTTGGCCGTGGCCGAACCTGCTGCTTCTGTTGGCTCGGGCCTGCTAGCCGAACCGATCGCTGGCTGGGCCGGCTTGCTTGGTGGCGGCGCCAAGGGCGTGCAAAAGACCCGCGAAGCCATGACCTACCAGCCGAGAACGCAAGCCGGCAGGGATGGGCAGAACGCGCTGGCCAAAGCCCTTATGCTGGGCAAATCCGCGAT